GTATTCTCATGCGCTCACTCAGACCCCTCGACGGGAAATGAGCGTTTCGACTGGCTAGGGGAATTAATCTATGAGGTAAACCCTACCTACATAATTGACTTAGGTGATGGGGCTGATATGCGCTCCCTTAACACCTTTGACACACGTTACCCAGAAGCTATCGTAAGCCAGAACTACGAACAGGACATCAACTGCTACAATGAAGCAATGGATCGTCTACGGAAGAAACCTAGTGATAGAAAGTATAAACGCCCATATTGGATTGGCTTTGAGGGGAACCATGAGAATAGAATCAAAAAGGCTATCGCACACGACCCAAGACTACAGGGAGACAAGTACGGGATTTCCTTCGGCCATCTTCAAACAGACCACTGGTTCGACGAATACCACGAGTACACTAATAGCGCCCCCGCTATCGCTGACTATGATGGCGTTTCTTACGCTCACTTCTTTAGTAGTGGTAATTTTGGTTCAGCTATGTCTGGTTTACATCACGCTAATAGCTTACTCGCCAATCGTAATCACAGTTCTACTTGTGGGCATAGCCATAAACGTGATCTTAAGTTTAAAGATGGCGCACACCCTAATGGGATTATCGGTTTGGTTGCGGGTTGCTACAAAGGCTCAGAAGAAACGTGGGCTGGACAAGCAAATAGAGACTGGTGGAAAGGTTGTGTAATCAAGCGTGAGATTAGCAATGGTGTCTATGAGCCTGAGTTTGTATCACTTAAGAGGTTAAAGGAAATGTATGGGTAAGCGTAGTGACTTTGAGAGGATACCAAGGGATTATTATCCTACACCAATAGAAGCTGTCGAACCTCTTATAGCCCATCTACCATATGAGAAGTTTGATTATGTAGAGCCTTGTGCTGGTGACGGAAGATTGATACACCACATACACGAATTAACAGATGGTCTAGGGGAATGTTTATACGCTTGTGATATAGAACCTAGACACCCAGACATTAAACAGATGGATGCTCTGGAGATAAGTTTTGGTAGTCAATATAAGGTTCTTGATCTCTGTATTACTAACCCACCGTGGGAAAGGAAGTTCTTACATGCTTTCATAGATCACTGGACGGAAATATGCCCAACTTGGTTGTTGTTTGACGCTGATTGGGCGCACACTAAACAGTCTGCCGCACTTATGACTTATTGTACAAAGATCGTAAGTATAGGCAGAGTTAAATGGATTGAGGGTAGCAAGATGACAGGTAAAGACAACTGCGCTTGGTACTTGTTCGATAAAGACGATAGAAACGCACACACAGAATTTTATGGAAGGTTGATGTAATGCTTACAGCGAAAGATATGAAAGACATGATTGATATGTATTCTCAGTTTGTAGAGGACAAGATGATTACTAAAGGTCGGGAGCGACTGATTGAGAATGCTCTAGGCTTGACTGGTGAAGCTGGTGAGGTATCAGAGAAGATTAAGAAGCTATTTCGTGACAACAGGATTGATGATGATGCAGTCTTGAAAGAGTTAGGTGACGTACTGTTTTACACAGTAGCTTTATCTAACATCTTTGGTGGCAGCTTAGTTAAGATCATTGAGTTGAACATGGAGAAGTTAAACGAGCGTGTTAAGAACGGTACACTACAGGGGTCAGGTGACAATCGATGAAGTGGATCTGGAGATATTGGAAGTACCTACGGACATGGCGTAAGCACCGTGAGACAATCAAGCAACTTAACCAACTTACAGATAAAGAGCTAAACGACATAGGTATCTCTAGGACTGATATTGACCGTCTAGTTTGGCTAGAAGAAGATTTGACAATGCGAGCGAGAGGAAGAAACACCTATGACGAATAACTACTTACCCACCGACTATCAGACTTTTATTGCCAAGTCTCGCTACGCTAAGTATATCGACGGTGAGGGCCGTGAGGATTGGGGCGACACAGTAGAACGCTACATGGATAATGTGGTACGCCCTAAAGCTGGTAACGATTCCTATGTCAACCAACTACGGGATGCTATCTTAAACCTAGAGGTAATGCCCTCTATGCGAGCTATGATGACTGCTGGTCCAGCACTGGCCCGTGACAATACTGCTGGGTACAACTGTAGCTACTTGGCTGTAGATGACCCTAAAGCATTTGATGAGGCCATGTTTATCTTGTTGTGTGGCACAGGTGTAGGCTTCTCAGTAGAGCGTCAGTTCATCCAGAAGTTACCAGAGGTTCCTGAGCTATTTGAGAGCGACACAGTGGTTGTAGTTAAAGATAGTAAGGAAGGGTGGGCTAAAGCCTTTAGGCAAGTCCTTGCGCTCCTCTGGGCTGGTGAGATACCTAAATGGAATGTATCTGCTGTACGTCCTGCTGGTGCTAGACTTAAGACCTTTGGTGGTAGAGCATCTGGCCCTGCACCTTTAGTTGAGTTGTTTAACTTTGCGGTATCTACCTTCAAAGCTGCACAAGGACGTAGATTATCTTCTATTGAATGCCATGACCTTATGTGTTTTATCGGTCAGATTGTTGTAGTTGGTGGTGTTCGTCGCAGTGCTATGATTAGCTTGTCTAACTTGTCTGATGATCGTATGCGTCACGCTAAGTCAGGACAATGGTGGGAAACAGCAGCCCATCGTGCATTAGCCAATAACAGTGTGAGCTACACAGAAAAGCCTGACATGGAAACATTCATGCGGGAGTGGCAAGCTCTAGTGGAAAGTAAGTCAGGTGAACGTGGTGTCTTTAATCGTCAGGCTAGTAAGGTACAGGCAGCTAAGAATGGACGCAGAGATCCCAACTATGAGTTCGGGACCAACCCGTGCAGCGAAATTATCTTACGACCAAACCAGTTCTGTAACCTGACAGAGGTTGTAGTACGAGCTACAGATACTATTGATGACTTAGAACGTAAGGTACGCCTAGCTACAATACTAGGTACTATCCAATCGTCTATGACTAAGTTCCCTTACTTGCGTAAGATCTGGAACAAGAACACAGAAGAGGAGAGACTACTAGGTGTATCCCTAACGGGCATCATGGACAACCGATTAACTACCAGTCAGAATGCTGGTCTTGATAAAACATTAGAAAGGTTAAAAGATGTTGCAATATCTACGAATGCTGAGTGGGCTGAACGCCTTAACATCCCTGCTTCTGCTGCTATCAGTTGCGTTAAACCAAGTGGTACTGTCTCCCAACTTGTTGATTCTGCTAGTGGTATTCATGCTCGTCACAGCCCTTATTATGTTCGTACTGTGCGTGGAGATAACAAGGACCCGCTAACACAGTTTATGATTGATAAGGGTGTACCTAACGAACCGTGTGTGATGAAGGGTGATACAACTACAGTCTTTAGCTTCCCAGTTAAATCTCCAGCAGGAGCGGTCACTAGGAACGATATGACAGCCGTAGAGCAGCTAGAGATGTGGCTGACGTATCAACGCTCATGGTGTGAACATAAGCCAAGCGTGACGATCTCAGTACGAGATTCTGAGTGGATGGAAGTTGGTGCATTTGTGTACAAGTACTTTGATGAGATGTCAGGGGTGTCGTTCTTACCTCACTCAGATCATACTTATCAGCAAGCACCTTACCAAGACTGCACTAAGGAAGACTACGAAGAGTTACTAGCTGTTATGCCTAAGAACATAAACTGGTCAGAGCTTAGTGAGTATGAGAGTGAAGACAACACTGCTGGTAGTCAAACAATGGCTTGTAGTGGTGACACATGTGAACTTGTAGATTTAACATAAGGAGAGAACAATGACTGGAATTGAAACAATTGCCGTATTCATGTTGTTAGTTGGCATCTTAAATTCAATATCATAGATGACCATACAGGAACCCAAGCGTACTCGACGCAAGACTACTTACAAGGGTGCAGGTCGGAAGGTAACTTCTGGCCTCACTCCTAGAACAGATAAACAGAAAGAGTTTATAAATGCACTTAAGGAGTATAGCCAAGTCTTTGTCCTTGGCCCTGCGGGAACTGGGAAAACGTATGTTACGGCGACTTATGCTGCCGACCTCTACACGAAGAAAGAAGTCGATAAAATCGTCATCACAAGACCTCACGTTGCCGTAGGTAAGGAGTTAGGGTTCTTGAAGGGAGACTTAGCTGAGAAGACTATGCCTTGGGCCTTACCTGTCCTAGACGTACTAGAGAAGCACTTAGGGAAGGGCACAGTTGAAACAGCAATCAAGAATGGTAACATTGAAATGGCACCTCTTGCTCTTATGCGTGGGCGCAGCTTCGATGATGCCTTTATAATTGTAGATGAAACCCAGAACATAACTACACATGAACTTAAGATGTTATTAACTAGGGTAGGAGAGAATAGCACTATTGTTCTTAATGGTGACGTACAACAATCAGACTTAAAGGAAGCAGACGGTTTGTCTAAAGTGATACACTTAGCAAAAAAGCACCTGCTACCTGTACCTATTATTGAGTTTGGGGTTGACGATATTATTAGATCTGATATATGCGCTCAATGGGTCAAAGTATTTATGAAGGAGAGACTATAATGGCTAAGTGGGATTTAAGTAAGATGGAACCTGATAATGTAAACAGTCCACCACACTACGGACAAGGCACTATTGAGTGTATCAAATACATTGAGGACTTCCTAAGCAAGGATGAATTTGTAGGATACCTACGAGGGAATATAGCTAAGTACCTTCATAGGTGGCGCTACAAGAATGGCTTAGAAGATCTTAAGAAGGCTGAATGGTATTTATCTAAACTCATACAGGTGGAGAGTAAGAAATGATAAGCCTAGACCAATCAGTAGACTTAGTACATTTAGGTATTACACTCTACTTGGTCTGGAAGGTACATAAACTACAACAAGAAGTGGACTATGCTTACTTTACACTGAGTAGCTTACTAAAGTCTTTAACCAGCACCTTTAAAGCAATGACACAATAGAAAAAGCCCCTGCGTCCAACTAAGGATACAGGGGCTTCTTTATTGTATACACCAGCTAAGGTGGTTTTTGTGAATTACTTACCGAAGAATTTAGATACTGACCTAATTCCTATAGAGGCTGATACGATCCCACCAAGGGAATACTGATACCATGTTGGCATAGTCTCAAGTGCTGCAAAACCAGCTTGCACTATAGCATTACCCCAATCACCACAGAAGGCTAGTATCAGGGGAATGCTGAAGAGTAGGGTTATCCACTCGTCTTTCCAGCTATTCTGTGTAGCTTGTATAGCAGCTAGATCCCAATCTATCTCACCTGTAAGCTGTTTCTTCTTGATCTCAGCCTCAGTTAGTTTAATCTGTGTCTTACTGTCGATTACACTTGTAGCTAGACCAACTACACTACCTATTATTTGTCCTATCATTTGCTCTCATTCCCCAGCCAAACGGCGAAGGCTCCTGTTAATGCTCCAGTTACAGTTGCAGTAAGTGCAGTTGCCTGTGATGTCATAGCCTCTGGGGGTAACGACATAAACCACTCAATTACTCTGATGTACATACCAGTCATAACTAACATCATTAGTCGTGGTAGTAGTTTCCAAGCTAGTATAGTTTCCATATCAGACCTCGAAGTTTACTAATGTGCCTACAGGTTTAGTCTGTATCGGTTTACCTTGGTTGGTGTAATTAACAGGCTCTACCTTAAATGTTACAGGCTTTCTTGTAGATTGCTCTATTACTTTAGGTGTCTTATCTTGGTTCTCAGGTGGGTTCATTGCCATTTGAAATGGTGCAGTACCTATAGCTTCTAGCATTATAGCATCCCCTTTGATGACATTATCAGAAGCACACCTATTCCAGTTATAATAGACAACACAACCAGAGTACCCCCAATAACAACTACCTTCTCTACTATCTCTTGCTTACGTAGTTTATCAGCAGCTTCTCTCTCTTTACGTTCCCTACGTGTTCTAGCTCTTATCTCCTGTAGCTCACCCCAAGCGGAGTAACCCCTAGTAGCTAT